CTCCTTCTGCATTAGAGTGATATCCGTAACCAGTCGAGCCGGAAGACACAAAATTTGTTGTTTCTGTATCTGTAGGGGTTGCTCCGCCAGTATACAATAATGCCATTGGAGAATAATCTAAACCATCTGCACTTCCGAGACCGGCGTTATCCCAATCATTAGCAACTAATCTTTGTGCAGTAGTTCCATCTCCTCTTTCATAATTAGGTGACCCGATTGTATTATAAGAAGCGTCTTCAACTTGTAATTCTGGTACTACATCTCGGACCTTTTCACTTGCTTTAAGCGTAGCAACCTCTTCGTCTGTTAGCATCATTGAAATCAAACTATCTAATAAACTTAGATTAGATTTGACCTGCATTCCTGCAGCTTCATTTGCTAGAAACTCTGGTTCGTTAGTTCCTTTTACGAGAACAACTGTATGCTTATGCTTTTCCATATTAGCTCTCTAATACTAACCCTGTTAAGGATACGGTAATTGTTGCAGTTCCTGAGTCTATGTTTGTAACAGTAACCGGAACAGTTGTTTCTGAATCATCAACATATCCGTAAATTGCCGGAGTTACTTTAAACTCAGTTGTTCCTGATTGAGTCGCAATAAACTCGGCAATAACGCCTCCACCTTCTGGTGGATCTTCACCTTGAGTTCGAGAAGCATCAGCTGTTCGAGATGCTGTATCACTATAGATACGAACCCAGCAAGGTGCATCTACTTGGCATGTATACAAGGCATACGAAATACCTAAGTCTGCGAATGATAAGTTAGTACTCGATCCAGCGTTGAGGCTAGTTGCTTGTTCGGATTCGGTAGCTCGAGATAGTGAACCACCTCCGCTGCCGCTGTTACCGGCCGCAGGTTCAATTACAATAGTACCAACCATACTCGAGTGTGCTTGACATATGTACCTATAGTTACCAGAAATACCTGCTGGAATTTTCCAGAATAAAGCTCCACCTATTCCTGCGTTTGCAGCTGAACCTTCGTAATAGACTCCTAAATCAAGTGCAACTAGTCCTTCATTATAATCTGCACCTGCCGCAGTTTGAATTACGAATGGGTGTACAGCACCACCTGCACCAGTTAAATCAAATCCAACTGTCGTTCCTGCCTTTACATAAATTGTTGGGTTATCGGCTGTTCCATATTGGTCAAAACGATATGAAGAAGAACCATTATTAGTAACTTTTAATACAGTGGTAGCATTTAAGAAACTGTTTTCAAATAATGCTTTATCTGAAACACCGGCAGGCTGTTCACTAATGTTTAAATAAGTTGGAGTGAACGTTACGTTTCTCCAAGTCCCATCACTACCGAAGTATTTTAAAATATCATCAGATTGTGGATTTGTAATTGTGGTATCAGTAATATCAGCCATAGCAGTTGAACCACCGCCACCTGATAATGCGGCCCATGCAAAATCTGAACCATCCCACTGTAATACTTGGTTTGCACTTGCACTACTTACGTTTAGGTGAGCACTTACTGCGTTATCATTATATGCACCACCACCACTTTGTGAAATCCAAGAATAGTCAGTACCGTTCCAACTTAATATATCGTTTTCGCTAGCGCCACTTACATTGATATGAGCATCAACATCGCTATCAGCATAAGATCCACCGCCACCAGAGATATCATCGAATACCAAACCATCAGCATTACTGTTAACAACCAATGCTTGGCCGGCCGTGCCAAACGAACTTGGTGTATCAGATAAACCGATTATAGTACTTGAACCACCGCCACCACCTTGAGCTACCCAAGTATATGTACCATCTGCATTTGACTTAAGTACATAATCAACGGTTTCGCTATTAGTAATATTGGTTGAGTAAACGATGTTGTTTAAAGGATCGGAATAGTTTGTTACTGCACCAGCTGAAGTGTCTGTTAACACTTTACGCCATTCACCGTGAGCGTAATACAATGCGCCTGTATCGTGAGCATGCCCAATAGATCCGTGATAAGTACTTGGGCTTAGAGCAAGTAATGATTCTTCTGTATCGTGCAAGAATGAAATTTTATGAGGTTTTCCAACAAGATCGAATGCTCCATTTTGATCGAAAAGAACTTCTGCATTTGTAGAACTACCTAATGCGAAATATAATTCCGTGAAGTTATCGTTTGCTTTATCGAATGCATTCCTTAACGGATCACCTGTTCCGTCGTTCGCTGATGCACCGATATTAATTATCTGCTTGGCCATAGCATTTTTTTCCTAGAGTTTGGTTAACTAAATATTTATTAACTAGTTGGTTCGTGGTCAACTGTAATGAAAGAACTATCAACAGTAAAGTTCGTTACCGATGCTTCAAGGCTGTCAGTATTCGCTGTGTCTAATGGCGAACCTCTACCATCGTCATTGAATCGTCGGAAGAATCGAGTTCTTGCATTATTCGGTACTTCAACCTTATAAACAAAGTCACCGAATAGTTTTGTTCCTGCTAAGTGTACATTTTCTTTGAGTGTACTTTCATACATACTTAATGGCAGTGTTGACTTGATTAAGTAAGAATAGTCTTGATAGAAATCGCTATCTTGAATACGTACACCAGCATTAAAGTATTTAAACTGTGTAACATATTCGTATAACTCAGGGCTCAAATCATAAAAGCCCTGTTGCTTCATGCTAGGTGCAACAATATTATTCCATCTATTTAATTGCTCAACCGTACCTCCGCCAGCAACGATCCGCTCATAAATTGTAACATCATCAGGAGTAATTGTACCATCTTGATCTGCATCTAAATAAGGAAATCCGTCTGAACTTATAGTTGCTCCCCAGTTCGCGAAGTCTTCATCCCAGAGATACTGAGTTTGATATGGAATCCATAGAACATCTTCTTGACCTGCATACCAAGTCTGACTCTTTAAGTTAGGTGCAACAATTTCATTCCATCTTTGAGTAACTGCTTCAGCAGCTGTACCAGAAGCAAGAAGCTGGAATTGTATTAATCCAGGACCATTTAGCGGAAATCCTTGCTTAGTCATATCATATATTGCGTACCCATCAGAAGCAGTGCTTTCCATCCATGCTGCCCATTGAGGCGCTAGATCTGGGAATATGTTTACGGGATTATTACCAAAGATAATTTGAAATCCACCAATATTCCATACATTACCAATAGGAAGAATTGTTGTCTCACCAACAATAGCAGCTTGCGTTTGTTCTACAAAATCCGATGTAGGTAAAATAGGATTTTCTATCGTAATTTGTTGTTGTTCGTATCCATTTAGATGTGAAGTAAAATCTGCCCAGTAACCTTCTGTAAAACCTTGTGTGTTTTGTTCAATAATACCGTAAGCCTTACGGTTACCGTCTTCATCTTGTAATTCACCTACAGTATTTGCGACATATCCAAAGCCGGAGTTAATAATCTCGACTTTACTAATTTGTCCAATAGCAAACTCTGTTTCAGTTTCTACGATTGCGTTATCACCATAGTCTTGGCTTTCATAATCTGTTTGAACTGCATCAACACTGAAACGATCTCCGTTTGCTTTTTGAACATCATTAACACCATCAAATCCGTAATAAGCAAATGGTGTAATACTAATTGTTCCCTTCGTAGTATCAATTGCATTTACTTCAGCACTCTTTCCAGTAGAGTTTTCCGTAATCAATTCACCAATACTAAATACACCTGCATCAGCCGGTGTTTCAAACCGTATTATTTGTCCTTTACGTCCAAGATTCTTAATCACCTGATCTTGAGCCCGAGCAAAAACCTGTGTAGTATAATTCTCACCTGAAGCAATATTACGGAATAGTTCGATACGACCAATTGTAATTGGTGTTAAGTCAAATGCATCTTCAAGCGGAGTAGTAATCGTTACCGGACTTGCAGTACCTGACATTGGAGTAACTGCCCCATAATCAGCAGCATCGAGAGTTGTTGTAAGATAAGGCTGGATTGGATCGGTAATAACTGATATTGAAACTGTGTTTTTAATGTCAGCAATAACACTCGTACCTAAACCGTCGTCAGCATATTGTGTTCCTGGCGAGCTGACATTGTAAGGTGTAACTAAGTCAATATCAATTGGATTGCTTGGGTCCCTGTCTATTGCAAATATGTTTCGAGTATTTTCGAATGCAATAGGGAAACCACCGCGAATAGTTACGATGTTCGTTACATATATTCCTACGGCGTTTTCTGTTTGACCTAATACTATACCTTCGTTGTTCTGAGTATCTCTTACTCGTTCGTATAATACAAATTCTAAGCCGGGATTATCGAGAATAAATGTTTGTTGTGAAACTAAAAGTTTCGTATTTTCAACACTGTATCCATAACCGCCATAAATGAGTTCGTAACTAATCTCTCCTGAAGTACTATCTGAAAGACCTTTAACAACTGCTTTACCACCGCGACCTTGATCTGATACAACATTTAAAATATCACCAATGCGATTGTTTGTTGCCCGATCTTTATTAGTGTCAACTTCAAAAGCATTTAATGATCCATTGACTCGACCAAAGTCAACAAGCTCGCCATCGATACTTGAAAGAACGTCATCATCCTTTTGGAAGTTACCTTGAACTGCATCAATGTAAATAATAGGAGTGCGCGTACCTTCGATTAAAATAAAGTTAATGCGGCTTACAGCTGCCTTAGCACCGGAAACTGATCCTTGAATATTTTTTGAAATTAAATCTGCGTAGGTATATTTTTTACCGAGCGACGATACAAAGGAATTATTATTAGAATATAGCTGAAGATAAACACCACGCTTCCATTTTGAATTCGATATCTTTAACATCTTTTCTGCAGGATACGTAATATCAATCTCGTACTCATTATAGAATATCGAGAAGAACGTTTCAATACCTGCAGGTGTACCTTTTCGACGATAAAGATCTAAAATATTTTTTACTAGAAATGGTACACTGTTTTCTTTGAACGGTAAATCGGCTAGGAACTTTTTGTGGAAAAATACGAGTAATTCTTTAACAGTAGAGTCTACATCTTTATAATCAAACAACCTTCGATTAACGTGGTGACTTTGATTTGTAGCTTCCTCTAGAAACTTATAATAATATCTAGTCAGCGCAACGAGTTCTGGACCATCTTGTTTATAGATATCCGGAAATTGTTGATCGATGAAAAACGATATATTCTTTTCTATTTCCATTAGGAATTATCTCTCTTAATAACCGCCGCCACTGGAAGATGAACTTCCGCTGGATGATCCTGTTGTTTGCAGAGTTCCAATAGTCGAACTTGAAGAAGTTCCAGTTGCCATGGCTGATTCTTCCAATACCGAAACAAATATATCTTCATCTCTTAACAGGAATACTCGACCCTGAGGAGATTTAACATCACTACTCTTAATGTTTGCTTTAATCTTAATTGCACTACCAGTATATTCTTCAACAATAAAGTTTGACAATACAACGTTACCTGTGTTATAATTGACCTTGCCCGCTGTTGGGTTTACAACCTGTGGATCAGTCGCGTCATCAGTGACTGTCATAATATTACCCATACCATCGTCCTGCAAATAAACACATACACCATTTACATCAAATGGAGTACTTGTAACCGCGGGCTTATAACCACTAAATCCGTTAGCAGCTCTAAAAGGATATGGCCTAACCAGCTCGGCTTCAAAGTTAAATGAAGGAGCGGTTCGTACATTTAGAATAGGAGCATACTCAATGTAAGGTGTGACTATAATTGATGTACTTTGAATAGCAGTATCGATACTATCAATCTGACTTGCTAATCTACTCTTACGTAAAGAAGTATTAAAGTTCTCAAGATTATTATCTGAATAAGCTTGTACTATTTGACGTATAGATGATTCAAGTTGCGAAGCATTCTTTTCTGTTTCTTTTAATGTGAATATAGTATCAACGCTAAGCTCAGCGTAAATAAACTTAGTTTGTACAAATACAGGCTCAATACCTAGAGGACTCTTTTCTGATAGGTAAGCAATAAATGCATTACTCAATGTTGAGCTAATTAACTGAGTAGTACTATCTAAGTAAACTGAAATAGCAACCTTACCAAACTGAGGTGGATCGAGATCTTCACCACCATAAGCTGCAACTGCTTTAATTTCTGGAAATTTTTGCTGCAATAAGATTTCGTAATCTTTAGTTGTGCAAGCTCGTTCTTGAATTTGCAATGCCTTAGGTGCGAAGTAACGAATGCTCTCAATACTTTCTCGTTCTTCACCACCGGCTGCGGCCGTAGTTGTTTGACATTCGATAGTAGCGTTTTCTAAAAATCCGGCTGAGAATTGACTAGCACCATTTGATTCATTGCCTGAACAAATACGATACCTTACACGGACATCTTCGAATTCTTGAGGTTGTAAACCAAACTCGTTCTTACCAAAGTAAATCGAATAACGATCATCGTAATAAGGTTCTATATAGAATACTCGATCCGTGGGTTTTACACCATAAATCGTAGTTGCTCGTGTAAAGACGTTTTGATCTTCAGTTGCTTCAGCATCAACGAATACTACAATACTGTTTGTATCAACTTCGTTGTTTGAAAGATAGACTCGTAATACTCCATCAGCATCAATAATAAATCCTTCTCGCTGGAAGCTCGTTAACATCTGACCTTCGAAAATATCTACATTTTCTGCGATGAAAGTTACTTCACGTGTAATTGGATCAATATTTTTACGAGCAACATATGTTTGTTCAGTGACAAAATTAAATGTTTCACCCTGGTAGCTTGAACTAAAGCTGCTATAGGTTGGAATCGTAATGGTTGAGTTTTCTTCATCAGGCGCTGTAATTACAAGCCTTATCGTTGCTTTAGCTGACCTGCGAGATCTTGGAATATAATTTAATTCTTTAGCATGGGAAACAACGGAGTTCTTAATGACGGCCGAGTCAAGAAACATTTCGTTGATTGCCATATTGGTATAGAAGTTATTTTGGAACGTGTTAAAAGCGAGTACATCGAGCAAAGCAGCCATGTTACTACCTTCAAAGTTGTAATCTTTGAATTGTGCCTGTTGCGCTAAATACGTTTTTAACTGACTTTTAATACCTTCAAAGTCAAGTTCCGTAATTGGAGTTTTTGGATTGGCCATCTTTATCTTATCCTTTCTAGTATGACGTCTAGTTGTATTGGCGCGCTAGTATTTTTAATGTAGAATGTTACTCTTACACTTACTGTATTATCATCAATAATAGATGAAACCAAAACATCAATGAGTTCAGCTCTAGGTTCGTAATTCTTTATCGTGTTTTTTACTTTTTCTTCTATTAACTTGAGAGTACCCGGTGTCACATTTTCAAATAATAAAGCTCGTATGCCACCACCTACAAAAGGCTGCATAGGACGTTCACCAGGATCAGTTAATAGCAAATTACGAATCGCTTCTTTAACAGCAGCTTCGTCTTTGTTTACAGTCAGGTCTTGAGAGACAGGAGAAATCTGCAGGTCTTTTTTAAAGTCCGCATATAGTGTCGGTCTTTTACTGACTGGCGTTTTAACTACTACTGTCATCTTGGTACGTTCCTGATGTCTAGATGAATCTCATCGTCTTTGATGACGATATATTTAAATCCAGCTTTAAATGCTTGTTCTTGAAAGTCTTCTATACTTTTGATTGAAGTAGCAACACTCAAGTCTTCGCTCGGAATATCAAAACTAAAATCGTTCTTTATATCTATAACAAGCCCACTTAAGTGACTATTTTCTGGATCCCCACCCACTTTCTCATTATATTCCGTACTGTACCACCCTCTGGTAATAGTAATATCTTTACCAAGTACTTTTCTCAATCTCATTAGATATACTTTAACATCTAAATCAATTCGTGTATAACCTGTAATTCCAAGATCTTCTACCCAGTCACCCGAAACTTTAATCCCTTTATGACCAGACTTAAATACTTTACCACATACAGGAAGTTCTTGATATTCCTTTGCGGTAATCGGCTTTACTGCTATGGGCTTTTCGCCAGTAGAGGTAACGACCTCTCCGTTGTTATCACCATCCCACATAGCTCTTAATCTATTTATG